AGACCAAACTGATCGGTTGATCGTTTGGATAGATCGGAATGCCTACCAAGCCAAGCGCATCATCAGGTTTTTGGTTCATCGCCTGAATCGCCATGCTTTTTGCGTCGTCAGCAGTGATTTGTGCTTGCTGAACGGCCAGCAAAATCTCTTGAATCGTTGTGGGCAACAAATCAAACGCTTGAGATTGCAGGTTTTCAAGAAAGCGGATTGATCGTGGATCACTTGTGATTTTGGCAATCAAGTCACGGGGCAGTTTCAGAAAGTTAGGCATTCAATGGCTCCACCTGAATTTCAAGGCGAGGAATAGCTAAAGTGGTCGAACCAACACCACGAAAGCGCAAACCAAGCCAATGACCAAACCGAACGCCAAAACGATGCCACGTCATGCGGTGAGCATAATCACCACGCAAACCGGCTGATCTGCTGCGCTCTTGTGACCACGTCAACCCATCTTTGGTGTACGAGCAAAACACACTAGGCTGCTGTCCTGTTGCTGCACGACCTACAGTGCCCACCAACTCAACCGAATTGATAATCGCACCCATGCCTTCGTTGTAGATCAGCGCCGTATCAAAGCGCCATCCTGTGGGCTGATCGTATTGGGCAAATGTTGAATCGGTCATGTAGCCGAGTTTGTTGGTCGTCTTGTCGCCCACGATCCATTTGTTGTAGGCATAAACAAAATTAATAGCCCGATACTGCTGATTTGCAGCACTGCCACTTTTCAAAATAAACCAAACTGGCTGTCCAGAAGCCGACGACCCTGCCAAGTCATAAACCAATGTTTCGTTGAGCAAATGGATATACAAGCATTGGTGAGTTTCGTGCTCACGAGCTTCCACCACCATGCCAGACAGTTGCGATTCGGTGTATTGGGAGATGATTGATTCAATTTCGCGTGTGGCAATCTTTTGGGCGCCACCACTCGCACCAAGATAAACACTGATCGGCTCGTTGCGGCCGCCGCCTACAAAGGCAAAAGTTTGGGCAAACATACATTTTGCATGAGTGCCCACAATGCCCTTTTGAATCACCGCGCCGTCAATGCGCTGGAATGGAAAAAGCTCGCCGCCGACATTATCAAACACCTCAATGCTATGGCGGTTGAGAACCACCAACTCATTGCGGACTTTAAGCAGCCCTAAAATATTATCGGGGTCAAACTCGCTTGAGCCATACTTAAGCGGATTGACCGCAGTCGGATCATTCAGTTCAGTAACAACGATAAATTCGCCGTCTGTGGTGACGTGATACCCATCAATCCACACATGATCAATTACGTCGCCAAGATCACCATCGGTCACCTTGGCAAGCGTCAGGCCGTTGAAGTAATAAAATCCGCGATTCGACGAGACAGCCAGCCGATCAAACGAATAATCAAACGAGCAACGACCGCCCGAACCAACATCACCCAACTCAGTCACATGGCCGGATGCTGATACGCTCACAAACTTGCTGCCACACACTCGATACAGCACACCACCCCACACGATGCCGCCGCGGTCTAGGCCGCCTGTGTTGGCAAAGTGAGCAATCCCATCAGCGGTGCGCAGGTAGCCTTTGCTAATGCCCGTATCTTTGGGCACCGGCACAAGATTGACCGGATATGACGTGCGATAGTCCGATGTAGTGTCGGCATAGATGCCGCTTAGGATGGGAACTTGCATTAGAAGCCCCAACGTCTGTAGCGACGATTGCCAGCACCGAGCGGATAACGATCAGGGTACTGTCGCGTTGGTTTGGTTGCCACACTAGACAGCATGGCGTTGTAAGCATCCTCTTGTGTTTTGACAAGCAAGATGTTTGGTTGTTTGCCGTACATTGGGCAAATCTGAACGGCGAGCGATTTATAAACCGCCGCCGCGTGTTGCAATTCAATGCCGCTATCGTCGTCCAAGTCGCTGTCAGTTGGGTCGGTTGGCACGTTATAGCCAATATCCACGCCCTTAGATGACCACATCGCCACCATCGCATCCATTTGGCGCAAGATGTCGGTGTGTTCTTCGGGTGACGCGTCAAACTGATAGCCACCCATGCCGATTTCGGTCATGGCTTGGTCGATGAGATAGCGTTTTTTGATCATTTTGGTTTGCTCAAGCGAGTTTTAGGCTCAGGCGATTGCGTCACCTTATGCGGATGATCAACCCACCCGTCAGCAAGATAGCCCTCAACTTCGTCAGCATCGACAACGAGGGTTTGCAGCATTTCGCCCCACACCTCAACATCGCCATCTGCCTTGTAGAGCATCGTCGGATTCTGCATTTTCAAAGCTCCAGAAACGACAAAGGGGCGTTTAAGCCCCTATTGTCGTGGTGTTGATTAGGACTGACCGAACAACTGCACGCCAGCCATTTCTGGATTGAGCAACGCAGTACCAAAATCAATATCCCAGCGAGCTTTGACGCTCAGGTCATTGATTGAGCCTTGGCGAGTGTAGGTAATGCCAATACCCAAACTGGTGGTAGCACGCATAACCATCCAACCATCAGCAGCATCCACACTGTACGAGCCGGGGATAAGAATCAGCGATTCCTTGCGGAAAAACGGGTTCATCGGAGCGGCAACGGTGTTGAGCCAAGTCAGCGCAGCATTATCAGCCGGAGCATTGCTGACGTTCGCATACTCTTTCGAGCCAATCGAGCCTTCGGCAGCATCAATGATGGCTGGATAGATGCGAATGGTGTTGGCAGCAGGCTTATCGACCACGCGGAATGTTTTCAGGCTGCCAGTGTTCTGCTTGGTGATCAGATGGATTTCAAAAACCCCATCAATCGTAAAAGCATCGCCGACCTTGATGTTGGCATAAGTGCCGCCGTCAACAACCAAATCGGTATACCGATTGTCCTTGTTTTCGGTCAGACCTGCGCTAGTGACGGTTGCGGCAGGTACGGTGTATTGATTTGGGCCATTGACCAAAACAGCCCCACCAGTTGCAGCAGTCAGGCGGATTTCTTGGTCGTTCTTGAGCACCTGGAAGCCAGCAATGTCACTACGAATCATCGCACGCTCATACGCATCACGCGAACGAGCAGAGTCTTCAGCACGACCAGCCAAATTGCCAGCCATTGCATTCATGGCGCTGGGCGCATAAAACGCCATACGGCCATCTTGCGGCACGCCAATGCGAGTGAAGCGATTGTCCAGATCAGCCACATCGTCATAACCACTGGCAGCACCAGTACGCTTTGATACAACCGAGCCATACAGTGCAGCAGTGTTGAACAACGCCATGTTGACATCAGACGCCAATTTTTGCTTGGACGCCGCACCATATTGATTCATTGCAAACGTGTTGCGCAGATTTTTGGAACTCAGCGTCTTGGGGATAGACTTGTGATACCCAACTGAGCATGGCACGTTGAGTTGAGTCAGACCATCAAAGTTTGCGGACTGATCAAAGCCGTCATACGACGCGCCAATCATTGGGGATGGAAGCCAAAACTTATCTTGGGCATTGACAGCTTCTTGAGGAGTCAATGGATCATACAACTCTGCACCTTTGGCGATGACGAGCAAATCATCAAAGCCCTCGATGACGTTATCAAACATCACCTGTTCTTGCTTCGTGAAACTGGTAGCCATAATTCAAAACCTCATGGATTATTTGCGAAGGCTTTTCTTGTAAGCGATCAGTTTGGTACGGTCGCCCGTCCGTTCTGCATCAGCTTCAAGTTGAGCTAATTTCTTGCTACTGCCTGACGCGGGCGCATTGCTGCGCAAGTTGGTGTCAGCAGGCGCTGGCTTGGTTGGTTTAGACACTTTCAGATCCTTTTCGAGTTTGCCGATTTCGGCAGCAAACTTGGCGAGATTGGTGATTTTTGACAGGCGTTCGAGTTGGGCAGGATTTTTGCCTAGGGCATATACAAGCAACGCAGGATTATCAGCAGCTTCAAGCAAGATGCTTTGTCGCGTCTGGTCGAAGATGGACACCACCTCCTCCTCAGCTTCGGCAAAGTCTTTGGCCTTGAGTTTCTTTGCATTCTCCTGATACGCCGTGCGCTTGGCTTCGGCTTCGCGGATCAGTGCTTGCTGTTGCTCCTGCTGTTTTGCCTTGGCCTTTTCGACCTCGCGGCTTTGCTCATACCAAGCAAGCAATTTCACTTCATGCTCGTCTGGATCCCAGTCACACGACTCAAGCGTAGGCTTGGGCGGCAACTCTGGAGCGGCAGTTTGCGGCTGTTGGGCTTTGCGCAGTTGCTCTAACTCACGTTCGGCTTGACGAAGCTTCCGGTCTTTTTCGCGCTCACGCTTGCGCATGTTGCGAATGACCGATGACGCATCTTCATCACCATCATCTTCACTCTCTTGGGCTTCATCGTCTGACGGCTCGCCAAACGTCACTTCAACTTCGCCATCATCAGCCGGATCGTTCTCAGCTTCGTTGGTGTCAGTGTCAGCATTCAGATCGTCGTCCGGTAATTGCTCAGACGGATCTGCGCCCAAGCTTTCATCAGCCTGTTGTGTCATAAAAACCTCGGTTGCTCAGTCTTAGATAGGCGACTGGACGCCTTGTGGGAGTTGCGGCATGGGTGTCGGATTGGTCTCAACACTCGCCGCGATTTGTTGCTGGTTCTGCTGCTGTGAGCCTTGCATAGCCGACAACATTTGTAGGATTTGTGCCATTTGCGCGTTTTGCTGCTGCTGCGCTTCCATCATGATTTTGATGGTTTCGGCATTGGCTTTGTCAGCTTGCGCTAGTGTGTGGGCGGTTTTGGCGCGTGCAGCTTCGGCATTAGCCTGTGCTTCTTCGCCCATCTTCTGCATGAGTTGGGTTTGTGCATCAGGCGGCTGATTAGCCATTGCTGCTGCTTGCTCTTGCTGCTCTTTGATTTCGTCGTCAGTTGGCTCTACTGCGCCCATCGCAAGTAGTTTCTTGCGGCCAAACTTAGCGAGATCAGACAGCCCTTCGCCGTCCAAGTTGCTCACAATCGTGGCTGAGATGACGGCTTGCAACTCAGGATCGGGCGTAACCGGCAGCATTTTGAGCAGGTTTGACACGGTTTTTTCACGACGGGACGCAAACGACGCGCCCACGTCAACAGCCACGTCATACTTGCCGTCGGACAGATTGTTCTCGTATTTCAGCACATTGTCTTTCATGGTTGGCTGATTGATCACAATCGTGTCTTCGGTGTCGTCATGCCACACCGCACGCATTTCACGGCCATCTTCGTCGTAGAGTTCCTGCGCCATAGACAACCATACGCAGCCACTATGCCGCATTGCTTTAGCCATATTGTCCATGTAGATAAACGCCTGCATGTCTAGGCGCTCATGGATCTTCTCGACGGTTTCGGTTGCGATATTACTGACCATTTGGTCGGCGTTTTGCTGATTGCCGGTCAGTTCGGCAATGTCCACACCTGCTACTTGAATCAGCGCGGTCATGGCCTGCGGCAGTTGTGGCGGCTGTGTGTATGCAATAGGCGCAGGCGGCAGTTTGTTGCCGCTTGCATCGGTAGTCTGATTGATTAGCAGGTACGGATAATCCTCAACCGCATCATCTGCCC